AAAAGGGGACATTTTCAACTTTAGGTGCATCAGCTGGAAAATATTATGCAGAATTTAAATGTAATGGTAATTACATGATGGTTGGTGTTGCTGATTATAATGTAACTAAATCTGGAATAGCTGACAGAAACTTTTCTTCTACAACATATATATCTGAACAAGGTTATGGAATTTATAATGGCAATGGAGATTTATATTATAGAGGTTCAAGTACAAGCTATGCTGATACTTATGGAAGTGGAGATATTATTGGAGTTGCTTTAGATTGCGATAATAATAGAGTTTTCTTTTCTAAAAATGGAGTTTGGCAAAATAGTGCTGACCCAACAAGTGCAGGTACTGGTTTTTCTATGACAGCAACAGATGCAACTTATGTATTTGGAATAGCTGTTCAAAATGATGAATGTCATGCAAATTTTGGAAATGGATATTTTAATACAACAGCAGTATCTAGTGCAGGAACTAACGCAAGTGGAATAGGAATATTTGAATATGATGTACCAACTGGCTACACAGCTTTATCAACTAAGGGGTTAAACGAATAATATGGCTTATACAACAATTAATAAACATAACGATTTTTTTAATACAGTAACATACACAGGTAATGGTGGAACTAATGCTATTACTGGAGTTGGTCATCAGCCAGATTTTACTTGGTTAAAGCGTAGAGATGGTTCTGGAAACCATAATTTATATGATGCTGTAAGAGGTGTAACTAAATATCTTGAAAGTAGTGCAAGTTCTCCAGAACAAACACAACAATATGGTTTAACAGCTTTTGGAACAGATGGTTTTACTCTTGGAAGTAATGCCAATATGAATGGTAATTCAAATACTTTCGTATCATGGAACTGGAAAGCAGGAACAACTGGTTCAGGAACTACAACAGGTTCAGGAACAGGTAAAGCATATTCTTATTCTGTTAGTACAACAGCAGGATTTTCTATTGTAAAATATGTAGGTAATGGAACATCTGGTCATACAATACCACATCATTTAGGTGTTGCTCCAAGTGTAGTTATGATTAAAAATTTAACTGATGGTGAACAATGGAGAGTTGGTCATACTTCTTTATCTGCAAATTTTAGCAAAGGTTTACATTTAAGTTTAGATAATGCAGCTTGGACACAAACAGGTGCTTTTAATGATACAGCACCAAGTTCTACAGTTTTTACTGTAGGAAATTTTAATTCTACAAATGGAGATGGAGATAATTTTATAGCTTACTGCTTTGCAGAGAAAATTGGTTTTAGTAAGTTTGGCTCTTACACATCTAGTGGCTACAGTGATGGCCCATTTTCTTACACAGGAATGAAACCAAAATTTCTTCTTATAAAAAATACAACTGATGCTGCTGAATGGGAAATTTATGACTCTGAAAGAATAGGTTATAATGATGCAAACTACCATTTAAACGCACAAGATAGTTCTGCTGAAGCTACTCTTTCTGGTAGATTAGATTTATTAAGTAATGGATTTAAAATTAGAGTAACAAATAGTGGGCCGATTAATTCTGGAACAGCTGGAAAAAATTATGTTTATTTTGCATTTGGTCAATCATTAGTAGGTTCAAACAATGTACCATGTACAGCGAGATAAAAGGAGAAAGTAAATAATTATGACAAAAGCGAGAGACTTTGCTGATATAGCAGGAGCAGTTAGTAACGGTAAAATTGCTAGTGATGATGTTAATGTTTCATTTGAAAACATAAGTGATACAGGAACAGAGGGTACTAAAGTTGCAACAGGTACTACAGCTCAACGTGGCTCTACGGCTGGTCAATGGCGATATAATACGACTACTGGATTTTTTGAAGGTAGAAATGCTAGTGGCTTTGCATCACTAGAACCAACACCGACAGTTACAGGTGTTGATGTTACTACTGTTGACCCAACAGCAGGGGGTACTCAAACTTTTGTAATTACAGGAACAAATTTTTCAAGTGGTGGTACAATAAGTTTTGTTGGCACAGATGGAACAGAAGTTAATGCTAATTCAACGACATACAATTCATCAACACAAGTTACAGCAGTAGAAGAAAAAGCAACTTTTACAAATGCTTTAGAAGCATGGAAAGTTAGATTTACTTCTTCAAGTGGTAAAATTGGGACATCAACAGGATTAATTTATTCAGACCAATCTCCTGCATGGAGTACATCAGCAGGAAATCTTGGTTCATTTTTAGAGGGTACTTCTGTAGGCACAATTCAGTTATCAGCAACAGACCCAGATGGAGATGCAGTTACTTATGCTGAAACAACATCTAATTTATCTGGTGCAGGATTATCAATATCATCAAGTGGTGCTATTACTGGCACAACAGGAGCAGTAAGTGGCGACACAACAACAAATTTTACAGTACGTGCAACAGCTAATTCACAAAATGTAGATAGAGATTTTAATATTATTACTAAAAATCTTAATGTTGATGCTTTATTATTTGATGCAACAAACTTACCTAACAATAGTGATGTCTATACAAGCAATACTAATGGTGCGTCTGTTGGATTAGCTTTAGATAATGGTACGGCAGTATCGCCATCAACGGCAGTTACGATTTCAACAATCAATGGAGTTACAAATGGTACTTTAGCAAATGGAGCTGTAGTATCAAATCAAACAAATCTTCGTTCACATTATAATAATCCATCTTCTTATGGAGAAATAAATTATGGTAACACATTTTGGTCAATGGTAAGAGGCGACCCTCACGCAACAAGCACAAACAATGCTTGGTTTGGAATTTATAGTGGTGGTTCTCCTAATAATGGTCATATCTGGTGGACATGGGATTTAGGTGCTAATCCAAGTGTTAAAATAAAAAGATTAGTTGGCGAATGGACTTGGAGAACAGGAAGTGCAGACTTTAATCTTTATGGATCAAATTCAGCACCTAATAGTGGTAATGCTATGCAATCATCATTTAGCACAACTGGTTTAACCAATGTACTTTCAAAAGGTTCATTACCTGCAACTTTTGATTGGACATTATCTAATACTGGTTATTACAGATACTATGTTTTCAGATTACAAAATAGTGGTGGTACTTACGATTATGGATTAGATAAAGTTAAGATATATGGCGATTATTACTAATGGCTAGAAAAAAAATTACTCCAAAAGAATTTGCTGACATATCAGCAGGAGTAAGACTTTCTTCTCATGAAAAAGTATGTGCAGAAAGAATGAAACAAATTCAAGAAAGTATTAAAGAATTAAATAAAGAAGTTAAAAATTTAAGACAAGACGTTTCTAAGGGTAAAGGTATGGTACAAGTTCTTGTATTTTTAGGAACAATAGTAGCAACAATAATAGGGGTCATCAAATGGAATGGCTAAAAAGAAATCATCTCTTTTAAATAAAGAGGAACACGAAACAAGAAGTCGTTTTAAAAAAACTTCAATATCAAAAAACCCAAGTCGTATTAAATGGTCTTCTATGAACAAACATAAACGTAGAGGACACAAAAAATGAAATTAGTTTTATTAATGTATTTATGCTCGGCTACAGCTAACCAATGTATGCCGCCATATCAGGTAGCAGTATTGGATAATCATTATGATTGTATGATGAGAGGTTATTCAGAGAGTGCAAAACAAACTGAAGAAATGGGTATAGAACAAACAAATAAACTTAAAATCTATTTTAGATTTCATTGTAAAACTTTAGAAACACAGGAGAGTTAAATGGCAAAACGTGGTCTTTATGCAAACATAAATAAAAGAAAAAAAGCAGGTACTTCAAGAAGTAAAAAGAAAAGTACAATTACTGCTAAAGCATACGCAAGAATGAAAGCAGGTTTCCCTAAAAAAAGTTATGGCTAGGAATTACCGAGAAGAATATAGAAAATTTCAAAGTTCTCGTAAATCAAAATTAGATAGAGCTTCTAGAAATAAAGCTAGACGTAGACTAATGGCGGCGGGAGCTGTGTCTAAAGGAGATGGTAAAGACATAGATCATAGGGATAAAAACCCAAGAAATAACAGTAGGTCAAATTTAAGAATAACTTCAAAAAAACTAAACAGAGGTAAATATCGTGTGGCTTAGTGCAATAAAATTAGCGTTGAATGCGGGTTCGCATATCTACAAAAAGAAACAAGAAACAAAAATGATGATGGCTAACGCCCAAGCCAAACATGCTGAAAAAATGGCTTCAGGAGAATTAGAATATTCGGGCAAACTTTTAGAGGCAAGACAATCAGACTGGAAAGACGAGGCGGTTCTCGTAATTCTCACGTTGCCAATTTTGGTAATTGCTTGGGGTGTGTTTTCAGATGATCCAAATGCTTCTGCAAAAATTAAAGAGTTCTTTGAACAGTTCCAACAGCTCCCGTCATGGTTCACAAATTTGTGGATTCTTGTCGTTGCGAGTATTTATGGAATTAAGGGCACACAAATATTTAAGGGAGGAAAAAAATAATATGAAACAAATGCTTAAATACAATTTGAAACATTTATGGAATGACCACAAAATATTCTTAAGTGTAGTAGGTGTAGTTTTAGTTATTGCTATAGTGCTATGATTGACAAAATTTGCTATTGGTTCTTTGGAAAGTTAGACACTTACAGTCAATGGGTTGATAAAATGTTTATAGAGTTTCCTAAAGAACCAAAAAGCAAAAAAAATAATGAATGTCCAAAATGCGGAAAAGATTTTGGGTGCGAGTGTGAGTAATGAAAATTAATGAGAACACAAGTCTGTCTATGCCAATTAAGAACATGTTGGCAATCATCGGGGGCGTTATTATTGGCGTACTCGCTTGGTCAGATTTAACTACTAGATTAACAAGTCTTGAAACATCAAGAGAATTATTTGAAAACGATTTGCTTAAAAAAAGTGAGCAAGTCCCTACGGATCAGGAGCAACATTTTTTAATCGAGGATTTGTATAAGTCCGTAGAGAAAATGGAAGAAACTCAAGAGATGAATATGACTAACAAAGTTAATATAGAATTTTTAAGAGAACAATTAGATAAAGCTTTAACTGATATTGAGGATTTAAAAGATAAAGTTAGACAAAACGGAAACGGAGGACATTAATGCCAGAGTTAGTTATAGCCCTACTTATGATAATTAACGGAGAGATCAAGGAAGCTCGTATACAAACTTCAATGTCTGAATGTTTAAAAGGAGCTCGTGTTGCTAAACGTCAGTTAAAACCCAATGGTAAAGTTAAATATCAATGTATAAAATCTATGGCAGAATTAGAGTCAAATATTGACGGTAGTAAATCAATCAAAAAATTAATTTTAGAATAATTATGGATAACAATGCAGAGAAAAAATTAGGAAAATTGCATGAGCAATTAACTGATAAATTACTTGAAAGAATAAGAGACCCAGAAGTAAAAGCTTCTGATCTTAATGTCGCTAGACAATTCTTAAAGGATAATAACATAGATTGTATTCCTACAGAGAACAACTCTCTAGGGAAACTTGCTGAGGAGCTCCCTTTTAAGGTCTCCGAAGTATTACAAGGTAAAGGAGACCTAAAGCA